GTCCAATTCTTGAAGGGTATTCTTTTTGTAATATTTCTTCTCGGCTTCAATGGCTCTCTCCAGCATCTTATCTATGCTGTGTTTCATATCTGCCACCATTGCAAACCGTTCGGACTTTGGATATTGTGCCAGTGCAGGATATGCATATTCCATCATATCTTCTATTTTTTGAAGGATTTTTAGTGTTTCTGTTTCATATTTCATTTCAACCTCTTACAAAAAGTCCCGCCTCCGGATTGAAAGCAGGACTTATGTTTCATTCAATAGGCTCACTATCGTTCGCCTACCAGATTACAGCGCGACAGGTTACAGTTCGACAAAAGCGGAGCGAAAACCGAGGTAACTGTAAGAGTTCGAACGAGTGTTGTTCAGGTTGACGTTGAAGACACCAGCATTGGAAGTGTTGTTCCAGCTGCCTCCACAAATCGGCAAACGCTCTCCCCTGGTATTCATCCAGTGGTAATCACTGCCATAATCCCCCAGTGGTTCGTCCGGATACAGAAGCAATACTTTTGCCAATTCCGGAGCCGTCACCCCCGCTGCCAGGGTCATATCTTTGTACTGTACACCGTTTCCTTGGTCTGTGGTATAGGTAACATCTCCACTGGTAAGCTGAATTTTACTTGCTACCCAATCCCATTTCAACGTCCCATCCGTTCCGGGTTCCGCCAAAGAACCATCAGCCTTAATTGCTTTCCACTCGGTAGAGGCAGGAGACATATTTGTTCCCGCAATCATGCTGTTTGAGTAAGGGATAATCTGAATTTCGCCATTATTAAGACGCATACCAGCGCACCACTCCCAAACATTCCCGTTAAGGTCTGCAATTCCATCCGGCATCCAGTTGTGATACCACGTAGCCGGTCCGCTTCCTGTTGCCACCCTCGTTGGCTCATTCGGATGCGTTTCGCTCGTGCTGCTTTCATATGCCGTCGGAACTCCTTTTTCATGAGGATAACCAATGTCTTTTCCCCAGTTGTTATTTCCTCTCGGCATAGTTCCGTTCTTTCTACACCATAAAGCGATTGCAGACCATAGGGAGTACGGATTCAGTCCCCAGCCTGTTCCTTTATTCCGACAGTATGTGTTAGCCTGATCAAAGGTTACATAGGTTTTCGGATCACGCATAGGAAGAGAATATGCCCTGTCATTCAGAACAATATTCTGGAACTTCGACACATAAATTTTATCCTTCTCTACACCTCCAACAGAAAAGGCCGGGTGGATATTTTGGCTTCCCCCGGTCATAATGTCAGCAATATTCATTTTCGGAAAAGGCACCATAACGGATGGCATTTCCATATCATCGAATAATACGGTATTCTTACCTCCGGACATTGCCTCAATAGACAGTTTTAAATCATCAAAATTCGCCATATTCTTACTCCTCCAATTCCCATAATCTAAGTTCGCATGTATTCATGGAAAAAGGCACTGGTTCCCGAACCGTGATTGTCTGGGACTGAGTACCACTTTCTATTGCATCCGGATCATAACCCGGATTCTCAATTTCTGTTTCTGTGTAGCTTCTGGCCGGAACCACCAACTGTGCAACATATCGCTGCCCTTCTCCAGCACCGTATGTAAGACTACCGGTATAATCCTGACAGATATCAATAACCACTTCGTAATCGCGTTCCTTCTTGGAAACATTGAACATCAAATCACCATCATTAAAATCAATATTATTCCCACTGATTTCATATGGAATGAAGTTTGTGCCGTTATCCGGCAAATGAGTAATTCTCATCAATAGTACCTCCTTCTGTTTTCAGCCATTCTTACTGCCTCGTTGGTTCTTGCAGCTGTAATTTCTGCTGCTTCACGCATAGCCGGGTCATTACGGTCCAAGCCATAAGACTTCATAACGTGGTCCACATCCGCTTTACGTTCCTCGTTTGGAATAATTACATTCGTCATATCAAATCCCTCCTCTTACATAGCAATTCACAACCACAGAACTTGCAGAACCAGTGAACGCTACCTTAAAACCATTCAGCAGTTTATCACTAATTACAAATTCTCCCACTGCACCACCAGTAACACTTACCAATTCACACTCTACGGTATAGTCCATATTATTTCTGGACACTTGTAACTGAACCGTTCTCTCGGAGTTATTGAACGGATACGCCTGAGTGTTCGTAAGCGTAACCTGAATCTTTTCTCCAACCAGACCGCTTACTGCATCATTCGCCATACGGATAATACGGTTGTTTTCAGATGCCATAAGCATCGCTTCCAGTGCCGCCATATCCATTGTATTGAAATTTGTAGCATTCTGCGGCGTTCCCTGTTTCACAACAGTGCCAGGTGATGGGGTTAGCTGAACCAGACCGCCCCCCAAATCATTTTCCTGGAATCTTCCAGGATACTGAACCACATGGTCCTGCCAATTTACAAGATTTCTCATCCTTCCTCAACCTCCCTCTCACTGATTACCAACTGGCAGACATAATAAAAACCCTCTGCTACAGAATCCATCTTTAGAGATTCCTGCTTAGAGAGCCATAAATCATTATTTGTATCATACAGTTGAATTTCCGTGACAGTGGCCGCACCGGTGGTATTTGTTTCAATTTTAAACGTAACTTCTACAATTCCATCCGCAGTCACTTCTACTGATTCAATCCTTGTCTTATAGTAAGTGGTGCCGATTTTGTACTTTGCATAGGCAACCGTCCGCTTTGTGTAATCACGATAACCCTGGATTGCCTTGCTTGTCAGTAATTTCATGTGCATACCTCCATCTATATCTCAAAGGTGCTTCCACAAAGAGGATACTTAATCTGGTAACTCTCTGTACTCACCTCTGGAATCACTGAATTTTCTGATTCTTTTATGCCAGTTGATACTTTCGGAACCGTACCCGTGTCCTTCTCTCCTGTAAGAGAATATTTCACTTCGGTTCCTATACCGCTTGCTTCAATCTCTACATCTGTCCGTTCTTGAACCAGTCCACTGCTCGTTTTTGGATACTGTCCTGTTTTCCCGGAATCACCAGATACAGGCATTACTTGCTTGTAGAAATGTGTTTCTGGTACAACTTCAGTTCCTATATCCAGGAGCCGCAGGCCAGTACTTGTAATCGGCACTGTTCCGCAGAGAGGATACCGGCTTTTATAGCGGTCTATGCGACCACATATTTCAATACGAGCAAGTGCTGTAAAACGAACCGTATAAGTTACGTGTGACTGTTTGATAATCTTAAGTTTCTTGATTGCTGCCGTTACATCAACAGCATTGCTCCCTGATTCTAACTCCACCGTAAATGTATTTACCGGCCCTAATTCATCATCTACATGAGCCTTCCTGCCTGTAATATTTTCTAAAATGATTTCCATCCGGTAAGGATTCATAGGAGTACGTTCATCACGCTTCTGATATATGAATCGTCTTCGTTCTTCGTATGCAAGCCTCTCTCTTACCGGAAGTCCATATTTCTGCTCATGGTATCTTAACCCCCACGTTGCAGTTTCCGGGAATGCTTGATATGGAAGTTCTTCAATTAAACGTCTGGCTTCTTCCATTTCCAGCCCCATTACCTGAAATATCCACTTGCCCACATAGGAATTATCGTAAAATCCTTTTGAGATGGTATCAAGCATCCGCTTACCGGTTTCGCACGAAGGAAAGTTTTCTAAAACCATATGTCACACTCCCTTCTACTCAAACATCACTTCATCGGTTTCTGGGTATTCATCCTGTTCCAGAGAAACATTATTATCCTCCCCGTTTATCTTAAATTCCTCAAAGTCAAGTACGCCCGGCAGATTTGTAAGTATTGCATGAACCTTGTTAAATTTCACAATATTCTCTTCTTTAGCTTTTACATAATACTTCATTACTTCCGACTTGAAGTCATCAGTGATTTGTTCCATATTTGTGCTACTATCGAATACCAAATTCATGCAGGAGTAGCTAATCAGCTTCGTATCTGCCGCCACAACCGTCAATTCTGCGCTTCCTGTAGGCATAAGCCGTTGCTCCCTATCATTTGGAGAAATGATGTGATAGTATACCGCCTGCACCAACTGGTCATTTGCTGGTCTGCCGTTAGAATCTACCAAAACCAGTTTTACTGTTCCTGGTCCGTCCCATGTGGGAACCACAATACAATCTCCAATTCCAGCAACTTCTTTCGCCCAACGCTTATAATCCGAATCATTTCCAATGAAGGAGGCCCCCTCGGATTCATACTTCTCCATAATTCTTTCTCTGTATGATTCGTTGCTTTCTTCATCCGTCCCTCCCGTAATGTCATCTTCGTTATACAGCCTGGTAATTCCTTCAATCGGCTTTGACATAAGGGTTACAGTTTCTGCTTTTGTATTGGAGCCAATTCCTCCTTCAGCCGCCGTGACAGATACGGTTACCGTTCCTGACTCCGGTATGATAATTTCATCGTCCAACGTGAACTCAATGGAAGGCCCTGCTTCTGTTGCTGGTGTACATACAAAAAATCCGGCTGAAACTCTGGTTCCGGTTATCCCCTCGAAGGTTACATATCCGCTTGCCTTATTTGCCTCTCTTCGCTCTACGCCACATTGTTTTCCGTGAAGGTCCAGCCATTCTCCCCACGACCACATAGGGAACATGAGCATAAGTGTACGAACAAGATGAAATTGTATTAGTTCTGACTTTTCCAATGCGGTAGGCATTGTCATATCATATGGGAATCCTCCGGGCATATCATCTATGTCTGCCGGAAGATTATTCATCATTCGTTCCTGAATATCCTCCGGGTTACTGTCTGATACAAACTCCGGTGCAATAAATTCTGGTATATCAAATGCCATCTAATTCACCTCCTTACTGTTTCCTATCGTTACTGATACAGGGAATTCTTCCCAGTCAATCCCCTTAACTGTAAAACTGCAATGTAATTCATCGCCGTTCCAGGTAAAACTAAATCCCCGCACATACTCTGTACGAGGATTGACGAGAAGTGCTTCCGTGATGGTTCTTTCCACTGCGGACTCCACTGCTCCATTACTCTTTTCTTTCAATGCTGATTCCATTTCAGTTCCTATAGAATCCGGATATGCCATGCAAGTGTAGCGTTCTGTTAACACATTCTTTATGCACCACACTCGGTATGCATCTCTACCGTTACTCTTAACCAACTGGTTTGCGCCCGTCCGGACAAAATCACCTTTTTCCAAATCCCAAGCTATGCTCGGCTTATATTTTTCATCATACTGCTCTGATTCTTCCAGCAGTTCCGGAACTTCAACCACCGGAAATAAGGCATTTTCACTCATGCTGTACC